CATCCATTGTGAGGTTTAAAGTTTTGGCATTATCACTAAAACGCTGGTAGACCTGTAGAACAGAATCCCAAGCTGAATAGGTCTTTTGTGCGATCTGGAATGTATCTTCAGTCGCTTTATTCAATTCAGCCTGATTATTAGTAACGAGCTTTAGACGGTTCTGAAGGCCCGTATAAGTGTCCATATTATTAATGGCAGCATTAATCGTTACTAAACCAGCCATATATCCTGCTAAGGACTTTATAGCTGTACTGTAAGAACGAGCAGACTTTTCTTGCTTGTCTAATTCTTGTGTTGTCGTTCTTATTTCTTGTCCATATTTTTGGACTTGCTGCGATGCTTGTTTAGTGGCTTCACCAGTTTTACCTACCACAGACGAGGAATTGTTAACGGTGGTATTAAATTTTTGAACAATATTATTTGTGATGTTGAATTGATTACCCAGTTCTTTGGAAGTACGTGTAGCTGAATCACCTTTTTCGGTAATTTTAGACATTTCATCAGCTAAAGCCTTAGCATTGCGTACAGCATTTTGCGAATCAATAACAACAACCAAACGCGATTCTTGTGCCATCTTTACTTTCCTCTAGGCAATAAAAAACCCACTCAATGAGTGGGTTCTATTAATGTAATTCTAACTAAAATAAATAAGCACTCCAGAGTGCCTTTTACTCATTTAGAGCTTGTTATACCAATTAAGCATTTCATTAAATTTTTTTGTAAAACCTGTTAGGTCTACTTCAGAGTCTTGATTGTAATCATATGGCCATTCTCTATATCGAATAGCTGCTCTTTTTCCATCCTTCATTTGTTTGATGATTAGATTTGAATAAGTGGGATTAATTATTCCCTCCTTACCTGAATAAGATACATTGTCATCAATCTTTATAGCACTACTTGATCCTGGATAGTGATTTCTTCCTACACCTATCGCAAATCTGCCATCAATAAGCAAAACCATTAATCCATTTTTACTAACAGAACATATCTTTTTCCCATCAAAAACATCCTTTTTGCAACTCAAGTCCCATCTATTATAAATATCATTGCTCGCCATGCTTGATGAATTGGTCTTCGTCTTATCCTGTGGATTTTCTGCCTTAAAACAACCCCAGCCATCACTGATTTCAATTTTCGATGCGCTACTTGCTTTAATATATCCCTCCTCCTTATTATCTATTTTAACTTTAAAAATTATGTCATCCCGATAGGTATCTTGCCTGATCTCTGCTTCTAAAAAGTTTATTGGTATATATTTATCATCAGTTTTATAGGTTGCATCATTATAAGACATATGCAACTTATCAGCATAAATTGGGTTTGTGAAACACCCTGTAGAGTTATACCACGCAGTCTTACCAATAATACTATCAGTATACTTTTTGGTTTCATTTAATCTTTCAGCAAGTATTTTCTTTTGTTGCTCTTGAGGTGTCTCAAATCCTGCATTAAGGCTTGTAGCAATGCAGGTTATAATCAAAGTTTCAATAAACCTCCATAAACTACATCTCAACTTAAAAAAAGTAATCTTTTTCATATTAATTAGCTCAGTTATGAGGTGCTTTACTTATCTAAACTTTTAATAATATCATTTAAATACCAGTCCTTTGCAAAAGTATTTAAGTCTTCCATCTGCTTACCCATTACACCCAACATACCACCTTCCCATATACCATAAGCATGCTCACCATCTAACATATAAACATTTTCTGGCATGGTTCTTAGAGTATATACAGGATTTTGAAATTCATACTCATTTCCAAGTGTCTGGAAATACTCTCCTTTGAAAAAGAACTTATCATCCCCTCTAAAACCGAGATAAACTTTGTTAAATTCCTTATCTTTTATTTTCTCAGCAAATTGTAGTAGAACCCTGTTTACATCTAATGGGCTATTTTCCCCTGATATATCCCGCAAATCATATTTAAGCTCTGTCGGATTAATAAACCCCTTATAGTGAACCCAGACTTTAACTCCTTTATTTCTGGGATCTTCTAATAATACTGTATTCATATGCCTTTGAAGCATGTAATAATTTAGTAAAAAAACAATAGCAACAAAACTAACTAATACCACAATGGATTTATATACCTTTGACATAGTTAAATCACTTTCTCTGCATTATTAAACTTTGAAGTATCAAACTTGAATTGACGAGTTCCATTCGAATAAAAAGATAACTCAACCATTAGTGAATTAACTTTTCGAATATTGTCTAAAAAAGCTTTAGAATTTTCAGTAAAAATTAATATAGTGCCATCACTACCAGATATCTCATATTTTTGGAAATTAAGATATTGAATTGGGCTATTTCCAAACTTAACTGCTGTATAACAGTAATCATTACAGTCATACTGGCCTTTATCTATTGTTAAAAATATTTTTGGGTCATCTGATTTAGAGCCAAGAATATCAATTTGAAGTTTATTCTCCCCGTCATAAGGAAAGTTAAGATCGGCATTATTCTCTGAACGCAAAGCAAGCCACTTAGATTCAGTATTCCGCATTTCATCTTTACTAACTACAGTTCGCCATTTCCCTGTTTGAGATTCAAGACTTGAGTCATTTTTATTGCTATTAATGCTTGAGGCTTTTTTAGCATCATCACTATTACTACAGCCTATCAAACCAAAAAGAATACTTAAAAATAAAATTTTTTTCATGAATTTCACCGTTTGTTATAAAGTGTACTAACTTTAACAAACTGGTTACTAAATGTCACATAAAGTAAAACCACCCGAAGGTGGTTATATTGGTTGTTTGTCATTTTTATTTCTTAATCAAAAGTATTTACCTTATCTGAAAAGATGTAATGTGAAACATCTCGTATAGGAAATGGAGAACCATTAACAATTAGAGGATAGAATTGTGCTTTCTTTCGAAACTCTTCCAATACATAACTATCTAGCTCAGGCACTCCGCTACTTTTCTGAATTTTTGCTACAGTTAAATTTCCATTTTTATCAGCTTCAGAATAGATCGTAATTTTTCGTTCTTGCCCTTTAAGATATCTTTTATTAACAATAACTTTAGGAAAGTTTTTAAATTTAGGTTTTCTAGAAAGTTTCAAGTCCATTGGTTGCGTAAATCTTATAGGATAATAAATTCCATTTTCTTGGTACGGGTAAAAACTAGCTTTTTTTATTGCTATCAATATTTTGTTATCTAACTTATCTATACCACTACTTTTAATGATTTTTGCTCGAGTAATTATCCCTCTCTCATTTGCATCAGCCGAAATCGTTATAACCCTATCATACCCTTCAAGATCCTCATCTATAATATTGATCTTAGGCAATTCCTTCCATTTTAAATTTGGTGGCATCGCTCTTATATAATCATCAGAATCATTTGCATAAGTTCCAAATGAAAAGAAAAAACAACTTAAAAAAATTATTATTAAATTTTTCATGTCGACCTATAATTGAGTGATTTTTTAAAAGAATAAAGGTTTTTTTAAATTATAAGGTTTTTTTAGGCACAATGAATGGACCAAGCTTTTTTATAAAAGCTAATCACAGCCTCATAATCTCTTAATAAAGTTTCCTTTGTATACACATTTGGTGAAAGCTTGAGTAATGCTGGCATATATTGCTTTTTATAGACTTCAGGATATGACTTGCACAATATGTCTCGCTTTATATTCAAAGCAACTTTCCGGTTCTCTAGAGCATTAAGCATCTTATCAATCTGCTGACTAGCATTTATGAATTGCTCTTCAACTGAATGAGGAAGCGATTTAGTTTCAGCTTGTTTTGTACATCCAACAAAAGACAAAGAAATCAATAAACAAGAATATAAAATTGAGTTTCTCATCTTCCGTACTTTCTCTTTTTCAATTGCTCATAAAGGTCTGCTGCATTCGAAATTGCAATAAAGATTAAAACTAGCGGAATAATCAATATTCCCCACTGAACTAAATGAAAGTTATTCATAATCAAATCATGTAATGGATAAGTATTAAATATTTCTAAATTAACGAGCCATTTAATTGAAGGGAAATAAGCCAGTATCACCCCTAGAATGAGTAAGAAATAGAACATCATCCTATTAAAAACTTTAGGATATTCTATAAAGACATCATTTAATGCACACATCTTTTCCTTAAGATTTTCTAACATGTTACTCCCCAGTAAATTTATTATTAGAAATATTAGGTATTTACATGAGGCATCATACACAAAATGACAATTTACGAATAGATAAATAATAAAAAAACCACCCTGAGGTGGCTTATTTAATATCATCTGTTTTTAATGGATTTGCTTTCCATCTAGCAGCTAATAACTCTAAATCCATAAATAAAGTATCTTTTTTTGCTACTTGTCTTATTTGGTTAACAGTGGGATAAAGCTTATCCCATAACTTTATGATGTTCGCACAGTGAACCCTTTTAAATAAGCTCTCATCCAACAGGCCAGTATTAATGGCACTGGCATAGAACTCATTTCTATTTAAAACCAACATAAGATTCTTTTTTAGTCTCTTATCTCCAGCTTTCAGGTCAGAATCATGTGAACGACAAATTTCAGCTAATGCATCCTTAGAAACATCTGTATTTCTTGACTTATACTCGACAGTATTATCAATAAAATCATATATATCTGTTTTGGCTTCAAATAAATTCGTGTCTCGATAGTCGTCGATAATAATATCTAACGTAGCTCTTTCTTTAGCTGTTTTCTTTGATGCATTAATTGTCATGAAGGCAATAACAGCAGAAATTGCAATTACTATTGTTTGAATAAACACAAAGACATCAGATCTTTGCCACCCATTAAAATTAGCAAAGTCAATGAAGATAGGAACTTTGGGAATTAAAATCATAAAAAAAGCAGAGATTGCAATTAAGACAGCAACTCTGCTTTCGGTTAATTTAAACATTATTACAAATCCCAGCCCTCAGATAAAACCATAGCTGAGAAGTTTTCAACAAAGTGGTTTAATCTTTTCATAACTTTTCCTATTTACTTATGTGACAAATAAAGCGACATCCTTGGACGCCGCTTTCGATAGTCAGTCTGTTACGGTCCGTTATAGTCCGCTATAGTCTGTTTGTATAGTCATCTTATTTACTAATAACAAAAGTGTCAATATCGAATCTTATCATCGTTGTCAATGGAATAGCAGTATTATGTAACATCAATCACGTTACATCCCGTCGCTCGTTCGCAGTTAAGTATCGCACGTCAGCATTTAAGTCTTCGTCGCTCGTTGCGTCGCCTTCTTATGCGCCTCATCCATAAACAGGTTATCCAAAGCAAAAACACAGTCATTAAAAATATGAGCAGCCACGGGCAAATCATTATGCTCTGCATAGACATTGATTGCCTGTTGATCTAAAGATAACGGGATACCCTGCTCATATCGTCTGGATCTGGTAATAGTACTAAATGCCGAAAGAATGGAATCAGCCGCAAAAGAATATTCTGGTGGATCCGGAATGTGGCCACCTAAGAACTTGATTTGTTCAATTTCGTGCGGCGTTTTCGACGCATACGTTTTTTGGTATTTGTAGAGCTCGATGACTTTCCCAGAATTAAAGCCTTGTCCTTGTCTGCGTCTTCCTGAATCTTCTGGGCCTGTTCTTTAATGAATAGCCAGATTGAAATACCAATATCACCAAGATTAAGAAGCTTTGAGGCATTCTCAGGTGTATATGGCTTTTCAGACTCAACAGTTTTACCATCTACGATTTCGGCGAAAACCACACCCTTCCAGTCTTCAATTAAATGGGCAGCACATGCATCCATTAACAACTCGTGATAAAGCTTGGCATCTTCATGTTTTACCATTACATCGTAGCCTTTAGACGAGATCTGGTTTCCTGCTCGTTCAATCGCTACCTGAAAAGGCTTATATGCGATACCACGAACTTTGAACTCTGCCTGTACCTCTCCATCAGCACCTTTGTATTCACACCATTTTGATACATCCGAGCTTTTAATAATTCCGACTTTTAAAGCCATAGCAACCTCTAATTTTTAGAAATAAAAAAGCCCATGAAATTCCATAGGCTTTGTTACTGAATAAGTTGATTACACAAGAGCACGTACAATCGTTGGACTAGTACGCACTTGGGCAAAATTGATATCTATTGTAATGATGTCATCGCCACCACCATCCGGGTGATTTGCTTCCTTAACTTCAAGTTGTGGGAAGTTAAACGAGTACTTACTTCCTTTGGTGTCTGTAATATCGAAGGTCAATGTAAATACATCACGAGTTTTAATAGCATCTATCCAAGAAGCAGATGTTGCTGAAAACATGAAATTAGCATTTACGCCAATATCCATCATTTTCTCTAAGTAAAACTCAGGCGTGTACTTACCAGAACCGATACAACGGATCGCTTCCAGATTATTACTAAAGTTGATGGTAAGTGTCTGCAGACAAGCTTTACCTTGAATTGATTGACCATTAATAAGTAGCTTTTCAACGTTTGGCATACTCACCAGAGGGCGAGTCGATGCTGGAATAGGATTTGTAACAGGATTAACCTGCTGTCGCGTAAATGAGCTACCTACTAAACCAAAGTTACCAGTGATTTTGCCTGTGGTCTGGATCGTCATTTCACCTGTATTCACTTGAATACCGCGATAAATAAAGACTTGACCAATATCTTCAAAGACTTTTACCAAGGTAAGAGACTTACGTACTCCACCACCAAAACTTAAAGCATTTGCAGCCCAGTTATTGAAAGCGAGAACATTTAAGAATAAGTCAAAGGTACCTAGTGATAATTCAAACTCTAGTTGACCAGTTACTTCGGCTTCCGTTACAACAGCGCCTTGGCGAAAACGTGAATCAACTACTTCACTGCTATCTTCAGTAGTAACATTTTCAGTCAAACTATCAGTAACACGGCGAACGGTGTACCAGACTGGATTTGCAGGAGTTGTTCCTAAAACTGCTTCCTCACAAGCATATAATCGAATTTTTGCGCCTGAACTCATTTATGGTTCTCCAAAATTTAGGCAATAAAAAAACCCGCTTTTTAAGCGGGTTATTAAAGTGTTTCGTTTGTATCTGAGATTTCTGGCGGTTCCACGCCATTCATGGCTGCAACAACTGCCTGAGATAAGTTAGTCGGCTGGAAATCCACTGGTGTTTCACTCAACGGCTCATCAGGCTCCGGCTCAGGTTCTTCATGCAGACGGATATCAATCCAGCGGCCTTCTGGAATATCAAGTGGATTTTCGAGATCAGCTACAATGGCTGCCTTTTCCACATCAAACTTACGTTTATAAGTTTTAATTGAAAGATCACCATTTTCTAAGGTTGAATATTCAACTGCTACTACCGTATTACCGTTGGCATCCTTAGGTACTTCAATGTACCAGCCTTCCTGAGCAAAACCCAATGAGCCTTTCACTAAGTAATCACCAGTACCCAACTTATCGAAAGTGATTGGTTGCTTAGCTGCATCGTTATTTAGCTCAATATGACTTTGGAAAAGCTTAACGACTGGCGAAGCGGCTTTAATAAAACCTGAACCATCCACGGTTGTATTGTGTTCTCCACGCAAGGCGTACCATGGGGTGTAAGTACCCTGATATGATTTTCGTCTAAAGCCTATATATGTTGCTGAAGTTGCAATACTTAAATTAGCAGCATGTTCGCTTGCACTACCCGCATTCAGCCCAAGAATATACTGGGCCTGTGCCGTAGGATAATCACCTGCAGCTG